TAGCACAAGCAAGAAGGATCATCCATTCATGATCGTCGTAATTGAGTAACTCAATGGGACTCGTATGGAACAATTCACCCAAACGTGTTGCTGAACGAACATATTCATTATCTACTAATTCTTGGAAGACTCCTTCGTAGGGTCCACAAGATCAACAGTATCGGAATACCCTGCTGCTTCAAGAATTGCAAGCGCAGCAGCCTCCAGATGGGGATCAGTTCCAAAAAATCCACGAACAGCATCAGGAATCGGTCGTGATGTATCAGTCATGTCAAGCACAACTTGTGAAGCAAAGTTCAACGAGTTGCCATCTTCATCAAAAACTTCTTGATCGTCCATCTCAATGCCAATAGTGGTATGACCTACGACATAACAAGCAAATTTCGATGCGTCAAGACCATGTTTGGTTTCTTCGCCAGCATTTCGTCGCCATGAACGCAACTGCTGTTGAGAGATATTTGGGCTGATACGCAGATAGACCAATGGTCTGCTTGGAACTTCCAAAAGAACAACTGGACGTTCAACCTTTTGGGAAATAGTTTCCTTCAGGCGACTAAGTACAGAGTTTTCTTTTGGTGCTGTTGACTTCTGCTTAGCAGATACAGGTGCTTGTTCTTCGTAAAGGTTTTCTGTCATGAACAAAAAACTAGCATATTCAGTTGTCTAGTAATTGCAACTAAATATCAAGTGTTGAACTACGCAGTAAGTGCTCCACGGGCGGGTGCTGCGATGCCCTGAACAGCGAATGTTAGAGAGAATGTGGCGGGCGCACCAGAAGAAGAATCACCATCAGGTTCAGTAATACCAACCAGAAGGCAACTGTTGTATATACGATCAGCACCGAGAACAACAAGATCACAGTTAAAAGTTCTGACGTTGAGATCGTAATATGCTTGACCTACGAGTTCGCGCATATATGAAATCTTTGCTGCAACGTTGCTAGCATCACTAGTCAAGTTTTCTGCATCATCATCATAATGAGCAGTCAGCGTGATGTCACCTATCTCAAAAGGAGCACAAAGAACTGTTGGGTGCTTTGCGCCACCTTCGTAGATCTTCTCAACTGAAGCGGTGATTTCTCCACCTGAAACCTGTGGAAATTTAAAGTCTAGCCACTTCGGGTGATTTTTATTTACTGGTGCGATGTCGGCAAGAATCTGCCGCTGAGAAACTTTATTACTCATTGACTATGCCCTCCGATTAAACAACTGAGCCGGTCAAGTTGCTTTTAACGATATTAACTTCGATTCGGTCACCAACACTTGAAACACGAAGGCCAACTTTTGCCGAAACCAGACCTTCAGCAAGTTGAGTTATTGGATTAAGACCCTTATCGCATTTAACTGTATAACCGTAGTCAATCCGTTGACCATCGTCAGTAAATGCCTCAAACAGAGCACCCGAAGCACGTAGTGGTTCAAGAACCGCAACAAGCCGGGCGGCGATTGTCACGAAAACGTTGTTTCGGCCATCGATGACCGTGAACACAACGTCTTCAAGGGTGCGATAAGACTCAACGACAACGTGGTTTACGATGTCCTGAGCGGTGATGTAACGGAAGTTTGAGGTATCACTTGAAAGCGAACGTGCCCCATAAATCCGAACATTATTGGCGATGACGCGGATTGCGTTGACTGACTCAGCATCAAGAAGATCGCCATTTATTGTGTCAATCTCGCTTTCTACACCAGTGATGAACTTGGCGTTGGAGATCAAACCAGCGTATGGTCTTTGAGGTCCAACTTGATTATGGGCGCGAGCACGAATACCACACACATAACCATCTGGTGGGATCAGACGATTGACACCAGAAACACTGGTTGGAGCGTATACCCACGGGTGATACAGGGCAGCGTGTTCAAGGTTATCAACAATATCAGCCTGAATGCTCTGTGCAAGATCTATTGCATCTTCAGAGTCCAATCCTGCTTCACCATGAAGGATGGCAAGACGATTGTATGTATTGGCATGCACTACGAGTGCTTCACGAAGTGTGTCTTCATCAGCAAGTTCCGGGCATGAAACCATCCCCGTACCGTAAGCATCGTTGAATAGGTCTAGGCCGGTAGCGAGGTGTGTTGCGGTTACGCTCGCTACGTCGTCATCGCTGGTGGCGAGAGGGGTATAAGCGGAGTTGGCGACGAAACCGCCTGCTTCTGCCGTTGCGGTGACAAGACGTGACGCAACAACACTGTTAGCAAATTTGCCAATAATTTGAGCGTTTGTTAAGCAGTTCCCAGTACTAAAAACAACAACATCTTTATACTTGAGTGTTACTTTTTTGGTTGATGCTGCAGTGCCTGCTTCAATTTTGATCTCTACGTCTTCGCACCAATCGCCGGGGCCTACTGCGGTGAACGTAATCGCATCTGCTGCACCGTCATCAAAAGTTACAAAACCGGGGGCATCCGCACCCGGTCCAACTACGCGCGCGATGTAGCACTGTGTGCCACCCTCTTCAAAGAAACTTTCAACAACTGGATGGAGGTAGCCGTATGATACGTATCCACCAAAGTTGTTTTGAAAGTCTTCTAGGCTGTATACCTTGACTGCGGTATCGATTGGGCCACGTTCTGCTTTGCCGACGAAAAATGCCTGTGAGGACTCTCGTACGGTGTCAGTTGTGGGTCCAGTACGAACCGACGTTGATATGCTAATTCCCGGCATTTGCGACCTTCCCGTTGAATCTTCGGTTAACCGACAGCGAGATCTTTTCTGGTTAGATAATCTGCATTGACGTGTGCCTGCAAGTTATGTAACTAGAGTATCAGAGATCTGTTGCTTCTATTGTTTCTGTAAGACTTTTTTCTTCTTCTTCTTTTATCCACGTTTCAACAAGTTCGTCATCCGTCATTGAAATTTCTTGTAGATCTTCTGATTTCTGTTTACGTGGTTTAGATTCTTTTCTATCTGTTGGTGATGCAATCAGAAGCACCCGACCGGAATCAATGAGTCGTAGCAATTTATCTGATAGCATATTGACCGCCCCGAGACTGCGAGCAGGCAAAGCATGACCAACACTGGACAATGTAACAATTGTCTGAGTGGCATTTTTGACAACGTAAAGCCCTGCACGGACGGAACCGTCAACTTCACCGTGGCTAATGTATTTTAAAGAAAAATCCGTCATAATGTTATATTACCTCATTGCAGTCTATGTTTCAGTAAACGTTGGATATTTGCCTAATCCTCTGGCCAGTCCGTTGTCATTCCAACAACTTCGGTTTCAATTTCAATTTCAGAAACTTCACCGATTGGCTCCCGCATGACTATTTCTCGCAAAGTCAAGTTATAAGCAAGATATGCACCAGCAAGAACACGATCACCTTTAAGAAGGGTCAAATCGGAATATTCTTCCCTGAGCGACCCCTCATCAATTTGAACTTGAAAAAAAGATGAGTAATCCTGCGCTTTCAAACATGGGTAATCCAACAATGCGGAACGAATCACTGTTGTCAAACGATCCCTCATGAACGTTGTTTCTTCTGATCCTTCAGTTCTAACCCAAACGTATGTTCTCATACTATAAGTAACGCGATAAATTGGATTTCCGTTGAGGAAATCCTCCCGCTCCATGCCATTGGTGGAAATTGCTACCGTGATAATTGTTGGCCATTCATCAAGTGCGATTGGCTCATATGTCAAATATTTGATTGGAGAAGGAAGAGCGGAGTCGTCAAGATTCCAAGCATTGCGATAGTCAATCAATCTAACCGGAATATCTATAGATAGATAATCAGTCACATATTGCTTAGCGAACTGCGGACCATGCATGACATCAATCATTGTCACCACGACGCTTTTCGCCCACTACGTAATCAGCGGCATCTTCAGCCCACCCAACATCTGCACCCTGTTCAACAAATACCACTTGTCGTTTTGGCATCTTCGTCGTACCATACTGATGAAACTTTGCATACTCTATAGAAGTACCAAAACGTGCATCCATGCGATTAATTTCATTTGGCGCTCCACGCAAATCAGCGAGGCTCTCAAACAACTTCCCTGACCTAATCATCGTTGGAGCACCCGGAAAGCGTGCAGACTTCCAAGACGCATACTGCGCATCCAATGGTTGCCATCCTCCCGACGGAAGGCCATTGGCCATAAAGTTGGAACTCCACGACTTTTCAAGATCTGCACGAATCTTCTCAAATAATGGCTTGAAATCTTTTGTGCGCCGATCCATTGCCTCAAGCATGTCTTGAGCATCTTCATCAGACCAACTGATCTCTAAGTAAATAGACGACATGTCAAGCG